CTGATTATAATTTGAGAGGTAAGGACTTCACATTAGATAATAGACCAACTATACCACAAGTTATATCACCGGCATTTGGTCTTACAATGTCTTGGACATATTAGATACTTTTAATTTTAGACGGGGAAATTAATTTCCCAGTGTATGTCTATTCAATTTACAATAATATAAAATAAAAATTAATAAAATGGCAAGAACAATAGCACAAATCCAAACAGAAATGGATAACGAACAAGCATTACAAACAGGATTATCTGGTTTAACTTCAACAAGTCAGGTGGCTATCTATACATTGTGGAAATACATAATGTCTAGTTGTATATGGACTCATGAAACTCTATGGGATTTATTTAAGGTTGATATAGAAACAATAGTAAATAACGCACCAGTAGGGACAGAAAAATGGGTTCAATCAGAGATATTTAAGTTTCAATATGATACTATGACTCCACAAGTGGTTGGGTTGGTTGATTTTGTGCCAGCATATCCAGTTGTTGATGATGCGTTGAAAATAATAACAAGGTGTTCTGTTAAGACGCAACCAAACAGGATTGTAAAGGTTAAGGTGGCAAAAGGAACAACACCAACCGCATTAAATGGAACAGAATTATCATCATTAATAGGATATTTAACTGATATAAGTTTTGCGGGTGTTCAATATAATGTAACATCACAAGCGGCAGATAAGTTATTTATATCTGGAAAAATATATTATAATGGACAATATGCTTCTGTTATACAAACAAATGTTATAGCAGCATTAGACGCATATATGGCATCACTACCATTTGATGGATTTGTAAGAATAAGTGGTATAGAGGATGCTATACAATCTGTTGCTGGTGTAAATGACCTTATGTTAGATGTTGTTCAGTTGAGAGGGGATACAATAGGACTTGGATTTGGAACGGATTTAGTATTTAACGCAACTGAATTCTTTTATAGATATCCAACAATTTCAGGTTATGTGGTACAGGAGAATACAATTGGTTCAACATTTCTTGACAGTTTAGTATTTATTCCTCAATAAAAAATTAATTAAAATATGTTTAATATAAACTTTCTTCAATTATGGTATCAACTATACCCACCTATGTTAAGGTTGAGTAAGCATTTGTCTTGGGCAGCAACTTTATTAAAGCCAATTCAATGGTTAAAGGATGTTATATTCAATGACTATGCTGATGGTGTCACATCTCCTTTATATGATAATTCAACACTTTACAACATTGGTAATAGAGTATATTATATAGATAGAGCAGAATATGAGTGTATATCAACGGTTGTTGGATTTCCACCAACCAACCCAACATATTGGAAAAAAGTAATTGATAACTATATTGGAGTAAGAGAGAGAGTGAAGTATAATTCAAGAAAATTAACATACGAGTGGGCCCTAAATAGATGGTTTATGTGTAGTGGAATATATATTGAAAATCACGATATAGAATTTGATGGATTTATGTTAGGAAGTAATAGCACAACTTCAACAACACTATCTTATAATTCAAATCAATTATTTTATCCAAACTATCTATCATATGCGTCATATGTAGGAGTGCCAGACTATACAATATGGGTTCCAACATTAGTATATGCTGGTCCATTAATTAACTTAGATGATAATTTTGTAAGAACAATAGCAGACTTATACAATTTAGCAGGGATGCAATATGATATAAAAACATACTAAAAAATAAATAACATAATGAATAGAATAACAACAACAAACATAACACCAGCGGTTCAACAACCATTTACAGGTCCTTCTATTGAGTTCTTACAGGATTCAAGTGAAGAGATACTAATTGCTTTGGCAAAAACAATTTGTGTAAATAAAGGTGTTCCATCATCATCATCAGATAATTATATATTATATGGTTGTGAAAAGACATTATTATATGGTACAACCTATGCTTTTGGGGACGGGTTTATATTTACACAAAGTCCATATCACGTATATAGACTTGTTGGTGGAACAATATCAGTAACATCAGCAGCAGTTGTATATGCAACAACATCAGCAGATGGAATAGCAGACCCAATTGAAATGAGTGATGGTACACCAGTAAACGTCCATAAACATAATTATTTAGTAATAGCAGATGGAACAAGTGGTTCTGGTGTATGTGACTATGATAGTATGATTAACATAACTCTAACTGATTGGATACCATCAAAAACTTGGATAACTCCAACACTTGGAACACATTGGATAACAACAGGATATCCAACAAATCCAATATCATATTATAAGAATAGTGATGGATTAGTCACACTAAGAGGATTTGCCAACTTTACCGGAACCGCTCCATCTCCTATATTCTTTTATCTACCAGTTGGATATAGACCAGAGAAAAGTTTCTATACAACAGCGATAGAAGTTAGCCCAACACAAGCAGTTATTCAACTATGGGTAGATGCTTCAACAGGAGCGGTTGAACTTAGCGCCACATCATTTGGAGTTAGTGGAACATATGGATTAGGAGATGTAAGTTTCTATATTTAAAAATGGGCAACCAATAAAATTATATATAAGAATATGGATTTTAAGTATATTAAAAATATAGGAGAAACAGAATCAACAATTTTACTATATGACCAGATAGGGATTAGTAATGACGGATGTTGTGGTATAGATGGGGCACAATTTGCCTATGAGATGCAATACTTACAGGATAAGTGTTCTAAGATAAATGTTAGGATTAATTCAGTAGGTGGTTCAGTTATAGATGGGTATTCAATTATAAGTTCAATCTTAAATTGTAAAGTTCCAGTAGATACATATATAGATGGTTTAGCCGCTTCAATATCAGCAGTAATATCAATGTGTGGAACCAAAGTAAGAATGATGGATTATGGAACAATAATGATTCACAATCCGGCTGGTGGAGACCAACCAATTTTAGATTTAATAAAAAAGACACTAGTAACTATATTATCAAACAGAACAAGTTATTCACCAGAACAGATTTCAAAACTAATGGATGACGAAACATACTTTACTTGCGACGAGTGTATTATAAATGGTATGATTGATGAGGTCATTCCATCTAATATGAAAGTAAGTGTGAAAAAAGAAAGTTTATATAATTTAGCAAATATCTACAATAAACTTATAAAACAAACAAATACTATGGAAAACGAAAATGAAGTAACGGTAACCAACCAAGTGGTTGAAAATGAAGCAACGGTAACCAACCAAGTGGTTGAAAATGAAGTTATAGAAGATGATAAGTATGAAACTCTATTAAAGGAGAATGAAGAACTTAAAACACAATTGGAGAACTTCTTAAAAGAAAAGGTAGAAGCAAAGAGAGTTAAAGTTGAAGAAATGGTAAATTCATTTGTTCTATCTGGTAAGATTAAAGAGGATGAAAAATCTTCAATGATTGAATTGGCAAGTGTTAATTTTGATGGTGTGTTTAATATGTTGAGTAAAATCGGTAGTAAGTCAGCATCTAAAATTACAAATGTTATTGAAAATAAAAGTGAGAAAAGTGGTAAGGAAAATTGGAACATAAGAGATTATGAAAAAAATGCTCCAAAAGAATTATCAGACATTAAGAATAATGACCCTGAGTTATACAATTCAATGTTTAATGATTATTACAAAAAATAGTTTAAGAGAACTTAAATCTCTAAAATAAAATAAAAAAACAAAATGGCTTTACAAAAAGAAATCTGGATTAATGATATCCAAGAAAACTTATACGTTCAGAACCCTTGGATGTCTTATTCAAAAGATGACTCTGCGTATATCGCATTTAAAACCGTGCATATCCCTCAATCGGGAGCAGCATCAACGGTAACAAAAAATAACTCATCTTGGCCACTAGTAGCGGTTCAAAGAACTGATAGTGATTTTACATACACTATTGATGACTATTCAACTGAGGCGTTCTTTGTAACAAACTATGAGGAACTTCAATTCTCTTATGACAAAAGAATGTCTATCACAAGTGATTACAATAAAAAACTAATCAATTCTGTGGCTAACAATATGGCTTACAATTGGTCTCCAACTGGAACTGCTTCAAGAGTAGTTAGAACAACAGGTTCAACCGTATCAACAGCATTGGCTGGTTCTGCAACAGGAACAAGAAACGCTTTAACATTGGCTGACATTTTGGCAGCAAAAGCAATCCTTGATAAAGAAGGTATCCCAGCAGAAGGTAGAATTATGGTTATGAATACTGACCAATATAATTTACAATTGTTATCAATTGCTAACATTTCACAATTCTATCAATCTAACATTGACACTTTACCAAAAGGAGCAGTGAAGGAACTTTATGGATTTGCTATCTATGTTAAACCATCAGTAACGGTTTATGATTCAACTGGTATCGCCCTTAAAGCAGTATCTGCTGATGGAACGGTTACAAGCGCAACAGCAACAGATAATTTAGGTATACTTTGTTATCACCCTGATTTCGTATCAAAAGCACTACAAGGTATTGAAGTGTTCTATCAAGAACAAGCTCCATTAACACAAGGTGATATTATGTCAGCAAGACTAGCCATGGGTGGAAAATACAGAAGGTTAGACTTTAAAGGAGTTGTATCTATTGTTCAAGCATAATCATTATGAGTAAGGAACCTATCCAAAATTCTGGTTAGGGTTCCTTCTCTCATAATTAAAAAATAATTAAAAACAATGCCAAATAATGTAACCCTTATTAAAGGAGCCGGTGGATTAGGAAGACCCTTAGCAGGTGAAGACTATATATCAGGATATATTCATTATACATCAGTATTACCAAGTGGATTTGGTTCAGCAACAGCATCTCGTATCAAACAGGTGTTTTCAGTGGCTGATGCCGAAGGATATGGTATTACTTCAACAATTACAACTACTTCTGGTGGAACAGCCAGTGATTTAGATGTGATGCATTATCATATTAGTGAGTATTTTAGGGCTCAACCAGGTGGTAATTTGTTTGTTGGTGTATTTGGAACAGGTTCAACCGATTTTAGTGAAATCACAATTATGCAGAACTTAGCAGATGGTAAAATTAGACAAGTTGGTATATACAAACCAAGCACTACTTTTGCCACTTCACAATGTGCAGACATACAAACACAATTGAATTTGTGTTATACAAATCATAAGCCATTAGAAGCCATTTATCAGGCACACTTTACAAGTTCAACTGATTTAACTTCATTGAGTGACTTACACGCTTTAACAGCTCCAAACGTATCTGTATGTATCGGACAAGATGGAGCTAATTTAGGGTCAGTTCTATATTCAACTTTCGGTAAATCTGTTGGTTGTGTAGGTATAACTCTTGGAGCAGTATCAAAGTCAGCAGTAAATGAAAGTATTGCTTGGGTAAGTAGATTCAATATGGCAACATCAGAATTAGACACATTGGCTTTCGCTAATGGTCAATTATATTCAGCATTATCAGATGGTTCTATTGACGCGATTGATGGAAAAGGATATGTTTTCTTAAAGAAACACGTTGGAATTAACGGAAGTTATTTTGATAATCCTTACACTTGTGCTTCAACAACCAGTGATTATTGTAGAATACCAAACAACAGAACAATTAATAAAGCAGTAAGAAGTTTAAGAAGCCTTTTACTACCTTCAATGGCAAGTCCTTTATTAGTTAATAGTGATGGGACTTTAAGTGAAGATACAATTGCTTATTTTAACTCATTATGTCACCAAGCATTAGATGTAATGGTAAGAAATTACGAATTATCAGCATTTGGTGTAACGATTAACCCAGCACAAAATGTCTTATCAACAAGTGAATTGATTATCAATGTTAAATTGGTACCAGTTGGAACAGCTGATATCATTACGGTAAATATCGGATTCGCAACCAGTATATAAAAAATAAAAAGTTAAAATGAACTTAATAGTACCCTTAATAAATGGTAAGTCCTATGAATGGAGTGATATAATACTTAACATAATGGGCGTTCCGATTGTAGGTATAACTAAAATCGAATACGAACAAACACAAGATATGCAGAACATATTTGGAGCTGGTAGATATCCAGTATCAAGAGGTTATGGTAAAATGGAATCAACTTGTAAAATTACCCTTCTAATGGAGGAAATTGAAAACATAATGATGGTTGCTCCACTTGGAATTATTCAAGACATACCTGAGTTTGATATAATTGTAGCATTCATTGACCCTATGTTGGTTCCAAAAATCCACAAAGTAAGAAATTGTAGATTTAAGAACAATGTTAGAACAACTAGTCAAGGCGAGCAGTCAATACCAGTTGATTGTGAATTGATATGTAGTCACATTGAGTATCTTTAATAGGTAGGTATTCATTTTTAATATATAAAAATAAAAATAAAAATGAAGACCAGAACCGAATTAGATTTAGAATTAGTTGGACTTAAAAAGCAACATAGTAGAATCCATGAAATAGAAGTATTATTGGATGATACAGACACAAACACTTGTGTTATATTCATAAAACACCCAGATAGAATGACTTACTCACAAGTAAGTAAATTCATCCAACAAGACATAATTAAAGGAATTGAGGTGTTTGTTAGAGGAACATATGTTGGTGGAGACCCACTTGAAACAATTACTTCTAATGACTATGCTTTAAGAAGTTTAGACAATGCAATTGCAGAGATTATGTATGTTAAACAAAGCAGCCTAAAAAAAAATTAAAATATAATTTAGATTTTAATTTCAAAGAAGAAGATGATAAGCCGCCAGGAGATATAATATATACTCTTAGCGGCTTTCTTGATTTATTTATCAATGATACAAAAGATATAGCAAAGATAGATAGCATACTTAGATTCTATTATCAAAATAGAGACATAGAGGCACTATCAGATGATGATTGGGCACAACTACATAATGAAGTCCTTTATGTGTTAAAATGGAATGGAGTGATTAGAGAAAAAGAATAAAAATTAAAAATTAAAAATAAATATGGCAGATAATTTAGATTTTAAGTTAAAACTTGAAGACCTATTCACAACAAAAATGATTGAGGCGATTAAACAAACTCAAAAGTTAGAGGGAGCGGTTGATAAGGCAAATAGTAAATTAAAGGATATGGGTAGTTCAGCCAATAAAAGTGGTGGTATGATGTCTGGAGCTATGACTAAAATTGGTGGAGCAATTGTGGCAGCATTCGCAGTTGATAAGATTGTTGATTTTGGAAAAGCAGTTATTGAATCATTGAGTAAGTATCAAATGTTTATGGCATCAACAAAGGCTATGTTAGGTGGTGATATTGGTATGGCAGAAGCACTTAATACACAATTGGTTAGTTTGGCATCAAAGACACCATTTTCATTAGATGATACAAGGCAAGGAGCTAAACAATTAATGGCATATGGTTGGAGTGTTGGACAAATAACAAAGGACTTGAAAATGATAGGTGATGTTTCGTCTGGTGTTGGAGCTCCACTTACTGATATAATATATTTATATGGTACATTAAAGACACAAGGTAGAGCATATACAAGAGATATAATGCAATTCACCAGTAGAGGTATTCCAATCATCTCTGAGTTGGCTAAACAATTTAAGGTTAGTGAAAATAGTGTGAAGGATTTAGTTGAATCAGGTAAAGTTGGATTTCCAGAGGTGGAAAGGGCAATGAAATCATTGACAAGTCAAGGTGGTTTATTCTTCAATATGATGGATGAACAATCAAAGACGGTTGGTGGTAAAATATCAAATATGGGTGATGCTTGGGAACAACTTAAAACAAATATAGGTAAAAGTCAGACAGGTATAATTGCCTCAATAGTAAGATTTTCTAGTGATTCGTTAAGTGCCTTCAATGATAATTTTAACGCGTCAAATATAATGGAAGATGCCTGGAGAAATAAATCATTGAAGGGATGGAGCTTCTGGGAGAAAGAGGTGGTATCTAGGATATCTAATGTGGGTACTTGGTTTGGAATGAATCCTGTGACTGGTGGATATACCGACGTTCAACAATATACAAAGGAGATGTATTCACAAAAAGTGGCTACTTCCAGTACGAAAGGAGAAACACTTAATAATATATCAAGTCTATCTAATATTATTGCCAATATGTATGGCGATAAGACAATGAAATCAGGGGATAGGGAAAAATATGTATCTGTATTACAACAATTAATAGTTGAAAATAAGGGTATATTAAAAACATTTAATAAAGAAACAGCAGTAACAGCAGTAACAGGA